TTATATTTACCCAAACTTGGGATAATTATAAAAAGTGTGCTTTACGTAATCTAGTTTTAGACGGTACACCACTGCAGAACTTAGACGTAGAGTTTGAAGATGGTTTCTACGATGGTATTGAGTTTGAAGATCGTACCTTAGATAAACCGAGATATGATTGGTTCGTACCTCAAATTGATGCTTCTATTCATACAGTTATTAATGAAGACGAATTATCTGAAGATGAGATTTATAATTTATTAATTGCAAAATTACAATAATAAAATCTAAAAAAAAATAAATAATGCGTGGGAAAATAGGAATTTATAAAAATAACAACAAAAACTTTTTAGATTATTTAGATTCTTTACATAATAAAATTTTGAAAGGTGTGCCTGTTGAACAAGCAAAAGTAGGATATACACAAGACACTAGAGAAGATATAAAAAAGAGAGTTACACAACTTCGTTGGTTAAATGAGTCTGTGCCAGATTTATATAATGAAGGTTTAAATCTAGCTATGAATTTTACAAATAGAGCTAACGCAGATTTTTTTGGATTCGATATATCAGGAGTTTGTAGATATATTCAACATACAGAATACAACAAAGGCAGCTTTTATGACTGGCATCAAGATTGTTTTTTAGGAGAATCTCAAGAAGGTGTATATGAAAGAAAATTAAGTTTTTCAATACAACTATCTGAGCCAGATTCTTATACTGGTGGAGATTTAGAATTTACAGATGATATTACTTTAACATTAGAAGAAAAAGAAAGGTTAAGACAAAAAGGCACAATAATAATTTTTCCTTCTTTCTTACAACATAGAGTTACAGAAATTACTGAGGGACAACGTCATGCTCTAGTAGGTTGGCGAGAAGGCAAACAATGGACATAAAATGAGTAATTGGAAATATTTTACAGAGGATGAACTTAAGTGCAAACACACTGGTATTTATGGTATGGACTCAGAGTTTATGGAAATACTTGAAAAAGTACGTGAAGAAGTTGGAATTCCGTTTATAATAACAAGTGCCTATAGAGATCCAACGCATCCTATAGAAGCAAAAAAATCGCAACCAGGAGCACACGCAAGTGGCAGGGCTGTAGATATACTTATCAGAGGAACGGATGCCTTGAAGTGTATAGAAATAGCGTTAAAACACGGTATGACCGGGCTTGGTGTGAAACAACATGGCGACTCTAGATTTATACATTTAGATAATCTTGAAGCGACTAGTTCCAGACCTAGACCTTGGGTTTGGAGTTATGAGTGATTCACAAGATCAAAGACTAGAAAAGATAGAACAGAAAATAGACCGACTGGCGGATGCTGTCGTGTCTATTGCTCGTATTGAAGAAAGAGTAGCAACAGTATTGAAACAAAACGATAGATTTTTTATTAGAATGGACAAAATGGAAGAGCGAGTAGACGCTGTAGAAAATAACAGCAACTTAAATACTCGCTCTTTTAGTTTTGTAGAGAGATTTTTATGGGTCTGCGTAAGTTCAGGAGTGGGCTTACTTGTATATTTTTTAAGATAAGGAGGTAGATATGGCAATTGCAGAATCAATAGTGGGTGTAGCAGGTACAGTACTTAACAAATTTGTGGCTGATAAGGATCTGAAGGCTAAATTAGAACATGAGCTCAAGACAGCTTTTCATTCAGCTAACCTAGCACAAATAGATTTAAACAAACAAGAAGCAGCACACAAAAGTATGTTTGTTGCAGGCTGGAGGCCCTTTGTTGGTTGGACCTGTGGTGTTGCACTTGCTTATCATTTTGTCCTTTCACCAATATTAGCGTTTGTTTTAGTTTTAGCAGGAGTTGACACCCCAATGCCTGAATTTGAATTTTCACAACTCAGTACTATTCTCATGGGCATGCTCGGGCTTGGCGGTTTGAGGTCATATGAAAAAATGAAAGGGGTACATAGAAATAAATAATGTATGGCGTACTTCAAACTAATTACCTTTAATGGGATTGCCCCACAAGTAGCACCTAGGCTTTTAGCTGATGAAATAGGTCAGACGGCTACTAACACTGATTTAGATCGTGGGGTACTAACTCCAACTACAGCAAATAGCACTATTGCTACCCTTAACCAACAAGCTAGAGCTGGTCTGTACCGCTACGATTTTGGTGGTGCTGTTTATAATTTAGAGTTCACTAACGCTGTTAATGTACAACCAGGGCCTATTGCAGATGATGCTTTTGATCGTTTGTATTGGACTGGAGCAGGTTTCCCACAAATGGCTAGTTCTACAGAACTCCTGGCTTCTGGCTCGGGTGCGTACCCAAGAAGTTTTTTTAGGTTAGGTATACCAGCACCAGCAAATGCTGCAAGTACAAGTATAACTGCTGGTAGTGATGATGGTACGCAAACTCAATATAGTACTTCCTATGTTTATACTTTTGTTTCGGCTTTTGGAGAAGAAGGCCCCCCTTCACCTGCTTCTACAGTACTAAGTAAAGTAGACGGACAAACGGTAACTATATCTGGTATGGATACTTCTACTAGTAAGAGTAACACTAACCTAGCTAATAAACGTATCTATAGATCTAATACAGGGTCAAACACAACTAACTTTCAATTTGTTAAAGAAGTATCTTTAGCCACTGCTAGCACTACCGATGCTTTAAATAACGATGCGTTAGCAGAACTTATCCCTAGTACCTTCCACATCGCACCACCAGATGATGACAGTAGTACTTATCCAAATGGTCAAATGTTAGGTTTGACAGCTATGGCTAATGGTGTTTTTGCTGGGTTTACTGGTAAACGAATTTGTTTTTCTGAACCATTTTTACCACATGCTTGGCCCGTAGCTTTTCGTATAACTCTTGAAGAAGAGATTGTTGGTATCGCTATGGCAGGACAAATGTTATTTATAGCTACAAAAGGTACACCTTACATGGCTGCAGGTACAGACCCACAGTCAATGAGTGTAGTACGTATGGAAGCAGCTCAAGCTTGTTTAAATAAAGAGTCTTTAGTTGATATGGGTGGTTTGGCTATCTATGCTTCACCCGATGGTCTAATAGGGGTCTCTGGTAGTGAGATAACTATACTTACCGAAGGTTTAATTACTCCAAAACAATGGCAAGCTCAGTATTATCCCGCTACTATTAAAGGTTTTCTTTGGCAGGGTAGGTATGTAGGTCAATATTATGATGGTTCTAACTATGGTGCTTTTTTATTTGATCCGCGTGGCGGTAAAAATGCTTTAACTAACCTTAGCTCTATAGCTACTGGCCATGCTCAAGGTGGTTTTACTGACCCAGACGATAATGAACTGTACCTTATTGATTACGACTCTGGTGGTGGTAACGCACAAGTTGAACTCTTCCAGGGCAGTACAACTAACAACACTCAAACGTTTAAAACTAAAGAATTTGTTTTACCCAGGCCCACTAGTATGAACTTTGTAAAAGTAGAAGCTGACGCATACTCTGGATCAGGTATAACGGTAAAAGTTTTTGGCGATGGTGCAGAAATTTTTGACGCTACAATTACTGCTTCAGGATCGGTGTTTAGTGTCACAGGTTCTGCACCTACCTCTTTTGGTGCTACTACGATTATTGAACCTATTTTACGACTACCTACTGGTGTACATAAAACTTATGCAGTAGAAGTATCAGGCGCTCATACTATTAATGAAATTTGTATTGGGGAATCTATTGACGAATTAAGAGGTATTTAATGGCTACTAAAGAAACTAAATTACCTGCTATCCCTCCTATTCCGTCTAATGTTGACCCACAATTAAAAACTTACTTAAGTGCTGTTGATGAGGCCTTAAAAGTAAGGCTAGGTAGAGTAGGTGATCCAAAAGATAGAGCAATTACAGTACGAGAACTTATTGATTCTGGACTAGCAGAGAACTTTTTAGAAGAACCTTTTAACCTAAATGCTGGCACGCCACCTAATACTTTTATACCTATTGATGGTTTAGTTGATTTAGCAGTACCACCGGACGTTACTAGCTTTTCAGGCACAGGGACATTCCAAAAAATTATATTATCTTGGGATCTAGCACAGTTTGGTAACTTTGCTTTTACTGAAGTATGGCGTCACACCAGTAATAATTTAGGTAGTGCTACCCGTATTGATACAACTAGAGCACAAGTTTGGTCAGACACAGTAGATTTTGATTCTAATTTTTATTACTGGGTACGGCACGTATCTACTTCTAATATAGTTGGACAGTTTGCTGGTGCTGTTAACGTTACTACTTCTAAAATTACTGACGCTAATGCTGATACAGTTATTTCTGCTGGTGCTATAGATGCAACAGAAATAAAAGCTGGAGCAATTACTACAGATAAAATAGCTGCTGATGCCGTTACCGCTGCAAAAATAGGCACAGGTACTATTACTGCAGCTTCTGGTATTATTGCTGACGCTGCTATAACTACAGCTAAAATTGCTGATGCAAATGTAACAACAGCTAAAATTGCTGACGCTAACATAACCTCTGCAAAGATTGGTAGTGCAGCTATAACTACCGCTAAAATTAATGATGCAAACATAACTACTTTAAAAATAGCAAATCAGGCAGTATCGGTTCCCGCTACTGTCCAAACATCTGCATCTACAGCAACAACCCAAACCAACTCACATACTTTTACTGTGAGTTCAGATGATGTGAGTGGTGGTAATACAATTCAATTGGTTGGATGGCTAACATTTTTTAGTGTGCATTTGGACACAGGAGGAAGTCATATTGATATCGCAGTGAATGGAAGTCAAGTTGCCACTTTTTATCAAAATTCATCTGGGGGTGTTACACCATTAATAAATATATGTGCAAGTTGGTCACAGTCAGTATCAACTGCAGGCACTTACACCTTACAATTTGATTGTCGTGCTAACCCTAATAGAACAAGCCAAACAACTAGTGGCTCTATTGGCACTTACTTTTTTGCAAAACGATGAAATATTTTGTTATTTATTTAAAATCTACAGGAGCAATAATACGTTGGGGTTCAAACCCAGCTTTAGATATAAATGTTTTAGAAACTAGCACCGAAGCCGCACTTGAGGTAGATAGTAATGAAGTAACTAGTGATACACATTATGTTGATAGTGGTTCTTTAGTAGCTAAAATAACTAAACCATCTGAATATCATAAATTTAATTACACAACAAAACAATGGGAAGCTGATACACCGCACTGTCTTATGCTTCTAAGAATTGATAGAGATAATCTTTTGAGTAAATCAGATTGGACACAAGTTTTAGATTGCCCGCTTACAGATAGTAAAAAAACAGAGTGGGCTACTTATCGACAACAATTAAGAGATTTACCTTTAAGTTATTCTAATTTAAGTGATTTAGCAGATGTTACTTGGCCTACAGCACCAGAGTGATATTATATAAAGAACAGCAACTACAATTAGTTTATGATGAGTATCGTAAATTGCATATTAGGAAGAATGTACCTTTTTTAACTTTAGAGGACTTTAGAACCTTGTATGAATTTATGGCACATGAATTTTATATTGTTGACGACACTTAGTCTTTGTATTTTAATTTTAATAGCAGAGAACTCTAATCCTGA